AGTCTACTGGTAAGGGAATGAAGGGTCATACTATTGGCGGTGGGCAGAAGCGTCCTACCAAACAAGGTGCAGGTATGACTGCAAAAGGAGTAGCTAAGTATCGCAGAGAAAATCCCGGTAGTAAGTTAAAAACTGCTGTGACTGAATCTAGTCCTACAGGTAAACGAGCGGCACGTAGAAAGAGTTACTGTGCACGTAGCGCAGGTCAGATGAAGAAGTTTCCCAAAGCTGCTAAAAATCCTAACTCAAGACTACGTCAAGCGCGCAAAAGATGGAAGTGTTAGATGGCTAAAGGTATGACACATTTTACTAAAGATGGTACACCCTATTATGGTCAAGTTCATAAAATGCCAGATGGGTCAATACATAGTGGCAAGACGCATACTAAAACATCAAAGAAGGTAATGCACTTTAAAGACTTGTCTAATTCTGCTAAAAATAAAGCGGGTGACAAAATGTCAAAAGCTATGTATAAAGTAAAAGGTAAAAAATAATGGCTATAGGTAGGTCAAGTATACCACAACAAATTACTAAAGTACCTAGTAAAAAAAGAAAAACTAAACGTAAGGTTAAGAGGAGAGTTAAAAATGGCAGTAAAAGAATATACGTATAATTGGATTAAAAATCCTCGTACACAAGAAGACGTTTTAAAAATGACTGGTAAACCTACAGGTCAGGGTTTTGGTGCTGCACGTAAAGGTCCACAGGTTAAAGGTGCAGAACAGGATGTTGTTGTAGATTATGAACCGGGTAAGATTGTAGAGTATAACGACTAGGGATAACTCGAATGAGTACCAGTGGCACATATAACTTCTCAATGGATATTGATGAAGTTATTCAAGAAGCAATGGAAATGATTGGTGGTGAGCAGACACTAGGACATGAACCTAAGTCTGCTCGTCGTTCAATTAATCTTCTCTTACAAGATTGGCAGAACAGAGGCATTCTTTTATGGACTGCAGGTACTACAGTAGTTTCAGTTTCTACTAGCGTTACAGCTTATGCTCTTACCTCTAGTACAGTAGATATTACAGAGGCAGTATTAAATAGAGATAATACTGATTTACAACTTGAAAGAATTAGTATGGAAGAGTATCTCAAGATACCTCGCAAGAGTCAAAAGGGAAGACCTACACAGTATGCTATTCGCCGTGATCGTGCTAACCCTACTCTTTACCTCTGGCCTGTACCAGAAAATACAACAGATACTCTTAAACTAGAACAGATAAAGTATACTCAAGATGTTAATAAATCTGCTGTACAAATTGCTGATGTATCGAGACGTTTTCTCCCCTGTCTTACAGCAGGTCTATCATATTTTATGTCAATGAAACGACCCGGAGTAGATGGTTCACGTATTCAATTTTTAAAGATGGAATACGAAGAAAGACTTTCAAGGGCAATGGATGAAGACAGAGAAAGAGCAAGTGCCTATTTTCTACCACGTTTAAATAAAGTATAATTATGGCAAGCAACAAGCGAGCATTAGCAATATGTGACACTTGTGGCTTTCAGTATCCTCATAGGGTATTGAAGATGAATAGTTATGGTATGCTTGTATGCCCTACAGATTATGAAGGAGCATATGATCTAAAGAACCATCCACAGAATAGAACTGCTAATGTACGAGATGATGAGAGTATTCGTAATCCTCGTCCACCATTGAATAATGATCGTAATATAATATGGAATGATGCTACTAATACTTGGGAAAATTATGACACTGATTGGAATATGATATAATGGCAACACTTACTGGTTCAAAAATTGCAAATAGTTATAAGCAACTTCTCCAAGTAGGAAGTAATAATACTGGACTTACTGGAACAGTACAAACTGTTCAAGATGGATCAGGCACAAACTCAGGACTACAGCTTAGTAATTCTAATGTTAACATTGATGGAACATTTCAGCTTAATGGTGTAACTCTTACTGCTAATGCATCTACACTAAACAATGTAGCTGATCTTACTGGTGCAACAGGTCTTGTTGCAGTAAGTGGTGGTAGTGTATATGGTAGAACACTTACTGCAGGTTCAGGAATAACAATAGGTAATGCAGATGGTACTGAGGGCAATCCAACTATTGCTGTAAGTTTAGAAGACACAACAATTAATGTTGCTAAAGTATCTGCTTCTGTTGCTACATTTAATAGCATTGTTAGTGCAGCATTTTTCGTAGGTGATGGTTCAGGTTTGATAAATGTTCCTTCAGCAGAAGGTGGCACTGTAAAAAGAATTGAAGCAGGAACTGGTATTAAGATTACAGTTGATGGTGGAGTATCTAGTTCTATACCTGTAAGTGGCACAATCCTTGTTTCTGCAGACCAAAACTTTGGTACAGTTTCAGTTAGCACTGCTCTTGCAGTAACAGGTAGTCTTCTTATTTCTGGTGTTAATGCTGCAACAGTAAATGATGTTGCTGCTGTATCAGTATTAACACAAACAAACCTTGATTCAATTACCAGTATTAATACAGTAGTTGCAAATGTTTCAGCACTTACTTCAGTTAATGCTGCAGATATCACAAGCATTAATACTGTAGTTCATAATTTTGACTTTGCTACAAGTGCTGAACTTGCTGCAGTATCTGCAGTTACGTCAGTTAATGCTGCAGCTATTACCAGTATTAATACTGTAGTTGCAAATGTTTCTGCTCTTACATCTGTAAATACTGCAGCTATTACCAGTATTAATACTGTAGTAGCAGCAGTCTCTGCACTTACTTCAGTTAATGCTGCTGCAATAACAAGTATCAATACTGTAGTAGAAGCAGTCTCTGCTTTAACGAGTGTGAACACAGCAGCTATTACAAGTATTAATACGGTCATTACTGATCTATCTGCTACATTTGCTACAAGTATTGATAATAGAACTGCTGCTATTACAAGTGTTAATACAGTTATTACAAATCTATCGGCAACAATGGCAACAAGCATTGCAAACCATTTACCTCTTGCTGGTGGTACACTAACTGGTACAGTAAGTGGTACAGACTTTTATGTAAGTGCGGTTGCTATTGGAGTAGATGCGCTTCTAGGAAAAGAACTTCGTATTGGTACTGCTGCTGTAGCAGATATTGTAAGTCTTACAGATGCAGCAAACATTGCAGTTGACTTTAATACAGGACAAAACTTTGCAATTACACTTGCAGGTAATAGAACATTAGATAATCCAACCAACTGTGTGGCAGGTCAGGTAGGAAGTATCTTTATTGTACAAGATGGTACAGGAACAAGAACACTTGCCTTTGGATCAAACTGGGGTTTTCCTGATGGTACTGCTCCTGTTATTTCTACTTCTATCAATTCAGTAGATAGGTTAGACTATATTGTACGTACATCTACAGATGTTCATAGTTTAGTAACAAAGGCATATTCATAATGAGTGTATTTAGTAACAATCTTCTTCTAGGTGCAGGTGGACAGAGTACAGGTCCAGCACCATTTAACCCAACTGTGATTGGTAACTCTGTGTGGTTTGATGGGTCAGCAGATTATTTAACACGTCAAAACGGCAGCGCATTTTCAAATAGAAAAGAAGTTATTATTTCATTCTGGGTGCAAAGAAATACGTTTGCAACACAACAAGCAATTTTTGCAGGTGTTGAAAGCAGTCAAGGTTTTATTTTAGAGTTTGACGTAACAACCGACAAACTTTTTCTTTCTGATGGTGGAGATAAAAAAACAACAGCGTCCTATCGAGATATCGGCTGGTATCACATTCTCGTCAGCTACGATACGTCGCAAGCTGTTGCCACTGACAGAACACAACTTTATGTCAATGGTGAGCGGGTAACGTCTTTTTCAACCGCTGGGACTGTTGCTCTAAATTCAGATATTCCCGGTATTTCTGGAGAGATGACTGGCTCAGAAGTGATGCGAATTGGAAATTATAACAACACTGCTGCAAATTTTTATTATTTTAATGGATACATTGCACAAGCTTGTATGCTGGAATCTGTGTCTATTCAGCAAGGTGATTATGCTATTACAGATTTCCTAGATACCTT